CAGTTTGACGATTAAGGTTTGACATAACCTCACCTGCCATGACACCTTTCTCAATTGCAGATCGTGAACCCATTCCAGCACCAGCCATTTGCGCTTGCGCTCCTAACTGGTTGCGACCCATCTGCATTGATTTCATTGCTTGATCCTGTAGTCCACCAATCACATTTGAGGTGTGAGGATTCATGTAATCTCCAACTGCTTGACCTTGCAGAAAGTTACCTCCACCTACTTGTTCAGCTTGATAACCTGAGACATCTTTACCTACATTTGAAGCATCTGTATATGCTTGTTGACCTTGCCCTTGTAAATCTCTGATACCTTGCTGTGCTGTCAAAGTGTCCTGAGAAGCATCTGCGAATCTTTGGTTTCCTCCTACTGATCTTGCGGTTTCAGGATCATATCCTTCTTGACCTTCTGTTAAACCAGAAGCGTCAGTCATTGTTCCTGTTGCTTCTCCATAAGTTTGATATGGACGATCCATGATTTCAGCAGATTTGTCATATACCTTCTTCCGAAACTCATGCGTTGGCTTGTCAATTTCTGAGATTGAGGAACTTGTATTATTTGCTGTCTGGATTCCAGAACCAAAACCAGAACCTCCAGCACCACCAGACCCTCCTGAACCTCCTGAACCTCCAGACCCTCCTGAACCCTCACCAGTATTTGATTGTCCTGTCATTCTAGCGTTATATTCAGCCGCATTTTCACCCTCATGTCCGGGTCCTCCCATGTGAAGTGAAGGATCTTCATTTCCGATACCTCTTTCTCTTAAATATCCACCTATATCCATTTCACCAGTTCCAGTGAGACTAAATTCCTTCGGCTTTTCAGAATCACTAGCAGTAAGACCAGACGGAGCCTCATCACTGTCGTCACTACCCCACCAAAAACTCCTCAGTCCAGATGGCTTGTGTATCTTTCCAGAACCGAACCATTTTGGCTTGTTACTCTGTAACCAATTAAATTCATCATTTCGCATTCCTACGAGTTTTTTATCTTCTTTAGGTAATGCTTTTAAAAGAACTTTACGAGCTTGTGCTGTGTTCATAACTTCCTTAAACGTATGGGTTTGTGCTAGTCACTGGTAGTCCTGCTGAGTCCTCTGCTACTAAAGTGACTCCTAGAGTTCCACCAGTTACTTTTAATTTATACCAATTATTATTAGATGTGTCCTTCAAAATTATTGATCCCGACATCACGTTATCTCGATTCGTTTTTACAGTCACGCTTTCCTCATCGACAACCAAACTCGCAAGATCAAACATATAATCTCTTGTGTATTCATGCGGAGGATTTGGTAATGGTTTTTGAGTTTGACTCATCTTTTCCCTGCTTGTGTTGCGTCAAATCTAACTTCGCCAAACCTCCACTCTTGATCGAAAGGAGATTCCACTCTCAATAATGCTTGTCTACCTGTAAATCTCGTATCTGTATATCCGTCAGTTGAAAGATCGTATGCTTCTTTTATCTCAGGAGTTGAATCGTCTGGAGTCTCAGCTACAGTCACTTTCATGCGGAGTCCTTTATGACCAGCATCCGTGTCTGTAATTATTGATTTAACAGACATCATATTATTACCACCACCTATCTCAATTGCTCCTGACTCAGCATAACAGAGATGGTTTTCGGAACTCACATTTGGATGTAATGCTTCTGACACACCTTTTGCTATTACTCTAGTTTCGATTCCTGAGAGTGCTTCAACATCTGCTGGAGCAGTTACGTTACTCTCACGCAGGATTGGAGTGGACTGAGTATCTGGATCAAGTTCGTGCCGATATAAGTATCCGTCAACTCCTCCTGCGACTGGAAATCCTAAAGAATCAGGTGACTCCCATGCTGAACGATGTAACTCTCCTGTCGTCCAATGTTTTTCACGATACGAATATGTGACGTATCGGGTCGGGTATGTATCTCCTTCTTTTGCGTAAAACCACGTAATTTCTCCGTACTGACTGTTATGACCTCCTGCAATAATACCCTCTAAATCCGTGTTAATGTCACTGAATACATAATCTGCTACATCGCATTCTAGTTCAGTTATATAACCACCTGTGTACGACCAGAATCTTCCAGCAGACATCCATGCTACAAAGTCTGCTGACCCTGCGACTGATTTCATTCCAAGACAACCACCACCCTCTGACAGGCGCTCCACGCCATAAATATAAGGAGTCCCTAAATAATTTGTCTTCCAGACTGAATCAGTGAAGAACAAGAGAATTCCGTACCTAGTTTTGAATCCTCCAACGATACGTCCTCTCGTCTGGATCTCTAAATCCCCTGCGGTATTCGTAACTGTCGGTGTGAAGTCAGTCAGTGATTCTTGATGACCCCAAGCAATTTTTCTTTTATTACCTCCAGCACCGATAATCATTATATGTCTTTCTGGCGTAACCAAAACTCCAACATTATCTTCTGGAACTCCTGTTGACCCACCTAGAGATGAGAGCAAAACTGCTGGTGTTGCAGTTTGATTTGCGTTATTGAATGAAAGCCCGGACGAGTCAACATAATAGATAGAACCTTGTCCTGACTGTACTGCGACCAGATCATCACCAAAATTATCCATCTGCCAAACGGGTACAAAGTTGTCCCGCCACGCATTAGCGTCTTGTATATCTGGGTCTACTTGAGAAAATCTAGGAGTTCCGTAAACATCACCTCCAGACGCAGTTCCACCAGAACCATCAAGGTTGCGATCTCCTCCATACTCCAACGCACCATAACCTAATCCTGATACTAGAAAATCTTTTTGGTCTTTGAAGTCTATCGTACCAACTGGTACTGGAGGAGTTACATCGTAAATAGGACTGTTTGTACCAGCACTTTGTGATCCGTCCCAAATTCTTAATGACTGTACCGATCCGATTGCTAAATATCTCGCTCCAGTTCCTAGTCTCCAAGAGTGGAGTCCTCTGATTGGATCTACTGCATTGAAGATTTTTGCTGTGATAACAGCAGTTGTTCCAGTTGTTGAACCTGAGATCGTGATGGTAGGAGGAGTTGTATAACCTGAACCAGAATTTGTGATGGTGACAGAATTAATTGCTCCCCCACTCACAGTATAAGTCCCTCCGAAAGATGATCCAGCCCCACCACTGAATCCTAGTGTCCCATTACCACTGTAACCCGATCCTGCCGTTGTTATTGTTAGTTCGTAGACTGCGCCTTTCTGTTTTATCTGAGTGTCAGCTAATCTCTGCCAACCTCCAACCGGACGCAATCGACCTTCTGAGAATCTAACTAAGTTGCCATCATACCAACGATTCTTCGCTTGGTACTGAGTCGCATTGCGGAAAAATCCTGCGGGTATCTTAATTGGTAAAAGAGCCATTCCTGTAACTGTTACAATTTAATCGGATCAGAGTCGCTAATCTGTCTGACTCTGGAGGTTCTATATTTTCAAAAATCTTTGCATTATCGTAATTCTCTCTCATTACATCAACCGCACAATCGCACAGTTGGAAGTAGATATTCGGTGGAGTCTTGATCTTCTGATAAGTCAACGAGCAGACTAGCCATAATTCCCGAATGTGTTTCGTTTTGAAAGTTCCAGCATACTTCTGTGGAGTCGCTGAAGTTTTGATCGAAAACAGAAGACTCAAACTCAATAACAATATCAGTGTTTTCGCTTTCAAATACTATCTCCATTAGCTATATGACCATAGCCGTTTCGATTCGGTAGGCTTAACATCTAAATGCACAAATCTCTCACCTCTCTTTTGACTGATGCCACATCCTGTAAATCCTAGTCTAATCCCTGCTTCAACGATCTTTAATGCTTTCTCGCCAGAACATAAAATATCAACTGCGAGTCCTTCCATGTGACTTGAATTAGGATGACCACCTACAGATTTATTCCAAGCAGGACATCTGTAACCACTTGAAATTATTATAGGAAATCCAACATCATCTCTTAACTTCTGGAGGAGAGATACCAAATCATCTTGACACTTATTCTCGCCACAATGGTTGCAAGCAAGTTCTTCTTCTGTAAAATTTTTACAACTTAACATAGTTATCCATCCTACTAAAATCTTTAAAAATGTCCTGCGAACTAAAATAAGACCTTGACGGAATTACTTAGTTCGTTGTTCTTCAAACTTTGCTAAAATAGCATCGTCTAACGTATTGGAAGTTTTAGACGTGGCATATTTGAGCAGTTGGAAGATAATTTCTTCTGTCATTTTTTGGGTGAAGAAACTTGTAATAATTGCTTTTACGGATGTTGTTATTATTGGTACTAGAAATGGCATTTAACTCCTTTTCCTTTTTAAAAAAATTAACGCAATAAAAATTGCTCCTATGAAATATAACTGCTCATTATGAAAGTGAAAAATTTCAAGATCATGTGCCAATAAAATTTTAGGGTAAATTAAAGAAGTAAAAAATAATATTTTTTTCATTTAACTTCGTCCTTTCATCATTTCTAATTGTTTCATGGATTCTACTTCACGTTCTAAATTTTCTAAACGTGCGGATACTCCAGCCATGTGTCCAGAACATTCCTGAGAGATTTTTGCAAGTTTATCAAAATTTTCTTTCTGCATAGCTCGATTCATTTTGTCTGTCCGAAAAGTCCAGATCCCCAGACATACTATTATTGCTCCGGCAAATCCCTGTTTGAGTATCAAATTAATCACATCATCAACAGCAGTATTTACATTGCTTTTTTTATCCACTGACGGATGAGGAGACCTCGAATAAGACTCTAATGAATGTTCTTGTTGAACATATTTCGGTCGAGTTTCCGCATCAGCATTCAATTGCGTTGCAATAAAAATGTATGCTCCCGCCAAGAAACTAATTGCAACCATCAACAATCCATTAACTATTTTAGTGGTCATTTAGTAAACTCTCTTTTATTTAGCAAAAAAATTAAAATTTAGTACAATCCTTTTATTTTCATCAGAACAAGTAGTGCCTTTATGAGCTATATTAGACGGAAATGTAACAAAACGATTTTCGACTGAATTTATTTTTGTTCCATCTTCAAACAAGGTATAGCCATTATTCGTATTACAGTATAATATCCCAGTTTGCCATTGCTTCATCCTATTTTCATCCTCAATTATATCTAGGTCTTTATGAAAACTATTTTCCCTAACCTCTTGAGTCCTTGTGAGTAAATTAGCTTTTACGGATAAAAAAGTTAATGGGTCGATCCTTTCAAGAGCAGGTGCGATTACATCATAGAATGACGAAAAAGGATGCCCACTCAAAACAAAGACATGAATAAATTGGAACTTACCAACCTCATCATCCTTAAAATCTATACCATCGTCAAATTTCCATATTGGCTCATGGGTTAACCTATCTTGTAATTCTTTAAATACATCATTGCTCAAAAAATTATCTTTAAGGCATATAGAGCCACCCTGTAAGGTAGTGCTTTTGTCCATCTTTCCTTATTGGATTTCCCCTATGCGTATGAGTAAAGCCAGCAGGGAAAATCAACATTCTTCCTGCTTTTGGTTCAATGCGATGTCCAAGATAAAGGAACTCTAATTCTCCTTCCTCAGTATGGTCGGTCATTGATAAATGCCAAACCAAATGTCTTTCTGGTTCTGTACCTTGTTCATAATGCCACGAATGGTATCCTCCATGCTGTGAAACTGTGTGCCACTTTAAATTCCTCCAACTGACTTGTCTACCATCATTTAGAAACCTATATTTCTGCAGATACTCCGCTAAACATTTATCTAGAGTTTCATTTACCCATTGGATGTGTTCGATAGGATTTGATTGAGAGGACATAAAATAAACATAATCTTCTCTATGAGTTGGCACACTCGGTAAAATTCCACCATTACTAATTGTCCTTGATCTGTAAGTGGCAATACTCTCACCATTCTTTTCAAAGTGAGAAATCATTTCTGCTACTTGTTCTTTATTTAAAGCATCATCATTGTGGTAAATGAAATCCTGCCATTGTTCAATCATCCTTGACCTGCTTCTTCTTTAATTTGTCTCTCAGTAACTAGCACCCAATCAACTCCTAACTTAATTTCACAGTCTGACCATTTCTTGATCTCCTGCAAAGATCCATCGGGGAAATAAAGCAACATTTTATCCTGCTCCACTTCCAGCTTATGACCAACTACTTTAACCTTATTCCAAAATAATCTTCTCCTCCAACGGAAAAAATACTGGTCATTGTTAGACATCGGTTAAATTAGCAAATACATCCTGACTTTTTAAATAAGTATAAATCTGAGAAGTAAGATTTGCATCTTTTGGGTTCTGAGCATCCATGCCAAAAAAACTATCCCAATCAGATGCAGTAAATGGTCGGTAAGATTCACCTTTGCCTAGTTTCCTCATTGTGTTATTTTCAATATCGTTGTACCAATACGTACCATCCTTTAATTTATAATAACGAGAGGTTGCTTGGTTTTCATGGTATTTCCACACTTTATGTGTTGGTACTTTCAAAGCGTCTAATTCGGATTGAGCGAGAATCTCACCATCCATCTGTCTTTGAACTTGTTCATCCGTTACTCCGGGATAAACATCGAATCTCTCGGTAGTTTCTTCAATTTGATAAATAATACAATGTAACTCGTTAGGTTCATCTGAATGTCTTAGATATTTCTTTTGATCTTCCCATTTAGAATCACTCTCAATTGTAATTTCTGCTGGTCTTTCTGTTACAAATGAATCAATCTCCGGAATGTCTGTAATTTCACTAAAAACATCGAAACTCTGAGTCGTAATTAAGTCAGACGGATATTTATTAGCATTTTGATACACAGATAGACGGAAAGTTATTTGTCTGTCTTTCTTACTGTAATCCACATTATCAATGTGAGAATATGTTCCTTCTTTTAAATATCCTCCTAAAGCCATTTCAACTCCTTCTTTTTCAAATTAAATTACTCTTATTAAATAAACTACTCTCAAGTATGTAGGTACAATACTAAAGGCTGTCCCTGAACCTGTATTTCCACAACTCATTGTGTGTGTGTGACCATAAGAGTGTGAATGATCCATCCCATGAGTATGGTTCGCAGAAAAGTTTCCTGTATTACCATGATGGTGTCCACCTGTATTACTGGTACTCGCATTACCAGAACGTGTTACGACATTAGCCCAAGCATAAAAGTCATTAACTGAATAAGTATTTCTGTGAGTGTTATGACTATGATTACCAGTATTACTTCCAGAATCGTGGGTGTGGTTTGAACTTACATTACCAGTGTTTGCAGAACTAGCATTCCCTGTAGTTGATCCCGACTGGGCTGTTGTCGTGACTGTATGATTGTGAGCAGGGAGATTAGCTTCAGCAAGAGTTATTGTGTTATTTGTCCCTACTCCTCCTGCATTTGCGTGTGTATTACCTTGCAAAAATCTACCATCAGTCAATTGAGGTACATTTCCAGACAAAGTTTGGTTTGCAGGGATAGTTGAACCATCGCATAACATCCAGCCTGTTTCATCTACTGCTCCAGAACTAGGAACTGTATGCGAGCCTGAAAGATTTGAAGCAAGAGCAACAATTCCCCCAATTGGTACAGATGCGACCTGCGAATCTAATTGGTCAATTGCGTGATTCATCATTGAACCCCACCTCTCAGCAGTGTCAACTGAACCGACAATAGGTTTTAAAAGATCGTAAATCGCAGTTGTGGTGTATCCTCGATTCGAGAATTCTGAACCATAACCAGATGCTCCTGATGAATAGTAGAACAAGGTATCAGTGGTCGATCCAGACGTTATAATCGTGGTCTTAGCACCTGATTGACCAGCAGTTCCCGTTTTGGTAACTCCAGTTGTGTACTCACTCGATCCTGAGTTATCAGAAGTTGCAGAGAATTGCAGTGTATGACCAGCATTTGATGCGTGACTCTGGTCAAATACATAAGTATCTCCATCTCTAAAACATACTGATGGTGTGACAGAAGAATCAATTACAAACTTTCCAGATGCGACTGTGACTGTGTGGTTAATCGTAGACATATCAGCTAAAGGTTGGATGTTTTGCTAGAATTATGTAATTAACAACTAAAAATGGTTGCATATTATTATGTGCTCCGTCACCATCTGCTTGGTTGTTAGTTGTTGTGATGCGACCGGAAGGGTTAGTTAGAGTTGTCGAAATATTTGCTGAATTAGGAGTTGTTGTGAATGAGTGTGCATGATCCGCAATTTGAATCCCTGTCGCTTCTGGTTCAGTCGTGTGGAAAACTTTATCATTAGAATTTGCATCAATACCGATATTATAGACTCCTGAATTTGTCCAATCCTTGCCAATCTCTCCAAATTGATGAGAGTGTTTTGGATCAGTAATTGCTAAAACAGCATCATTAGTTTTACCGACTCCTGCTACTACGCTTTGATCACCAGTATGCGTATGCGTCTGGTCAGCAATTGGATGGACGTGACCTGCATCGGTGACAGGATGAGCGTGTTTCGGAATCTCTGTATTCGCTAAAGTGTGAGTTTCTGCACCTGAACCTAATGCGATTGCTCTGGTCGAGCGTTGACCATTTGGAACTGATGTTAAATTGTCTACATTATAACCAACTGGTACTCTGGAGCGTAAATCTGGAAGTTGGAAATGTGTTGAAGCATTTCCTCCATTTCCGTATGTGACTCCTATGACAGAAAATAAATCTGGATAATTACTTTGTACCAAAACAGCACCATTACAGACTAACCAAGTTCCTCCATTAGAGGTTGCAGTTGGAGCAGTGACCTTTGGATACATCTGGATTGATCCAATCGGAAGTGCGAGAGCAAGTAACTCCGTCAGTTTGTCGAGTCCAGTATTGATCGTACCACCCCACGTATTGCGGTATCCGCCAACAGTGGGTTTTTCTACTGCAAAATTAGTTGTATTAGCCATGATTTAGTCTATTATTTGCGTTGTCCAAGTTGCGTCTGTTATCAATTGTCCGTCCCAAGCGATATATCCAGAAATATAAACAGTCGATTGTTCTGATGTAGTA